CACCCTGCGCGAACGTAGACGCCAGCGTCGGTCATGAACGTCGTCAGGTACGCGCAACGCGAGCCGAGCGGGCCGATGACGAGCGCCGGCCTGTTGCCGATCAGCGTAGGTTTCTGGCCGTTGGCGCGCTCGAGGGTGGCGCCCGCGAGGTCGGCGTGCGCGAGGTAGGCGCCCGCGAGGTAGGCGTGCGCGAGGTTGGCGCCCGCGAGGTTGGCGCCCGCGAGGTTGGCGCCCGCGAGGTCGGCGTGCGCGAGGTCGGCGTGCGCGAGGTTGGCGCTCGCGAGGTAGGCGCCCGCGAGGTTGGCGCCCGCGAGGTTGGCGCCCGCGAGGTCGGCGTGCGCGAGGTTGGCGCCCGCGAGGTTGGCGCCCGCGAGGTCGGCGTGCGCGAGGTAGGCGCCCGCGAGGTAGGCGCCCGCGAGGTCGGCGCCCGCGAGGTAGGCGCCCGCGAGGTAGGCGCCCGCGAGGTAGGCGCCCGCGAGGTCGGCGTGCGACTTGACCGCCAGTTCCACAGCCAACTTCAGCGAGTCCGTTTCGGCCGAGAACAGCACGGCGCCGGACCAGCGGGATTTAATCTCGAATTTCATCGCTGCGCCCCCCGGTCCTGCTTGCGATACGTCTCGCCGTGCATCACAAGCAGCTTTCCGGTCGGCTTGCCGGTACGGTCAATCTCATCGGCGAGCCGAGCGGATACGTGCAGGTAGCGGCGAGTTCCGACGTTGCGCGGCGTGGCCGTAGTCGGCCGCTTGATGCGTGTTTTGCGGCTCATCGCAGCGCCTCGCGGTCTTTCCGCTGCTCAAGGAGCCAGTCGCCACGGTCGTCGTCGCCCCATGTGTTGCGCCAGAACTTCGCGTTCTGCCGGCGGATGCGGTCGATGTTCGCAAGCTCTGACTTGCTGAACCCGTCGCCGTCCGCATTGCACTCGGGGCACGGGACTTCGTAGTCGTCCTGCGGATCCTGGCTGCGAACTTCCACGCGGCCCTCGCCGTCGCAGGTGTCGCAAGGGTGATCGCAGTCCGGGCAGATGGGCTCGCTCGGCGGGTGGTCGAACTCGCCGCGGTACACCTCATCATCGATCACGAACGGCTTGTGGCAGACCGTGCAGACGAAATCGATTCCGTTGATGCTCATTAGTGGCTCCTCAGTTCGGCAGCGCGGCCCGCGAGGTACGCCTGACGCAGCGCGGCGATCACAACCGGGTCGGTGATCAGGCACATCCGCGCGATGGCCTGCGCCTCCGCGTCGGCCGCCTCGAGCAGTCCTTCGACCTTCGCGAGGTGGCGCGCCATTTCCTCGTGACGCTTCGCGGCGTCCAAGTGACCCTGACGCAACTCGTGTTCCTGCGACCCGCAGCAGACCGCGGCCTGGCGGCTGACGCTCGCCTGAATGCGGTGGTACTGGCTGGTGTTTTCTTTGCCTGCGAGGCTCATCTTTTCGCTCCCTGCCCGTGATGGGCATGAGTAGACAATACGCCTTGACCTAACGCCCGTCAATACCCGTTGAAAAATAAATATTGACCGGCCCGTGACGCGGGTCTATATTGCGCCCATGAAATCCAGTGAAGCTATCGCATATTTTGGCGGCGCAACAAAGATCGCTAGTCTGCTCGGGATTTCCAAGCAGGCCGTCTACCAGTGGGGCGAGGACGTGCCGCTGCACTGGCAATACCATTTCGAGCGCCTGTCCGCCGGCAAGCTCAAGCCCGACGTGCCGCTGCCGAATTACGTGCTGCCTGAAGCGAAGGCGACGGCATGAACGCCGCAGACCTGACACTCGAGGCCCAGATCGAATTCGCCGCCATGCGCCTCGCGACGGTCGGCACCCCGACCGAGCGGCGCAGGGTCTGGGACGAGCTGCGCGATCTGGTGCTGCGGCGATCCGCCGAGCGCGTGGCCGAGATGGAGCGCGAGCGAGGGCTCGTGGCGTGAGCCTGCCATGGTTCCGCATGTACCACGAGTTTGCCGGGGATCCGGTTATTCAATGCCTCGCCTTTGAGGATCAGCGCCACTTCGTCATGGTGCTCTGCCTGAAGGCATCCGGGTTCCTCGACCGCGAATGGCCGAATGACGAAATTAGGCACCGCATGATTTGCCACGCACTCGGGCTGGACCCGGCCTCTGGTGCGGAAGCAAAGCGGAGGCTGATGGAGGTCGCTGTAGTCGGCCAGGATTGGCAGCCGGCCAATTGGGACAAGCGGCAATTTCAGTCGGATAACTCGTCGGGCCGGGTCAGGAATTGGCGAGCAAAACAACGTGAAACGTTACCGAAACGTTGCAGTAACGCTCAAGTAACGCCACAAGATACAGATACAGATACAGATACAGACTCAGAGAAGAAGATACCTACGGTATCTGTCGAGCCGAAGCTCGACGATCCTGTGTTTCGGGTCTTCCAGCACTGGCAATCGGCCCACGATCACCCGCAGGCCAAGCTCGACGAGAAGCGCCGGAAGGTCATCCGCCGCGCCCTGAAGACTTATCCCGAGGAAGCACTGCGGTCCTGCATCGAGGGCTACAAGCTCTCCCCGCACCATCAGGGCAAGAACGCCACCGGCACGGTCTACGACAGCATCGAACTGATGCTGCGGGACGCCCAGCACATCGACGCGGGAATCAAGCTCGCGAACGGCTCCGGGGGTAATCGGTGGATATGACCTGGGACGCTCTGGCGGAAGTCCGCCGAAAGGGCATGAAGCCGCTGCTGCCGGTGTACGTCACGGATCGCTGGATGCTCGCGAAGAACATGCGGGACGTGGGCTGCATTTCGATCTTGCACAAACCCGGCAAGCCGATGCCGGTGCGCCTGCTGGATGGGCTCGACGTGCGACTGGACGTAGGAACCTGCGAGCGGGCGGGGCGGGTCAAGCGCCTGATGGATCAGCGCGACGTGAAGCCCGCGACCATGCGCGCGTGGTGTCAGTGCGCGGGCGAGTTCGTCGCGTTGTGCGTGGAATGCGAAAAGGGGGACGAGTCGTGGCTGGAACGCTGAACGGCATTTTCCTGATGCCGGATGACCCCGGATTCCTCGAAAAAGAGGTTTGTCCCGAAGCCCTGTTGATGGATCTGGAGGCGCAGAACGTCGAGCAGATTGCGGACGCCTACCGGAAAAAGCAGATCGGCTACAGCACGACGCCAATTGACCCGGACGGCCACAAGCTGCGGCTGTTTCCCGGTGGGGTGACGATCTGGAGCGGATTTCCGGGAACCGGCAAGACGAGCCTGTTGCGCCAGTTGGCCTGCCATCTGCTCGCGCGGCCGCAGGGCGTGTTCTTCGCGTCCCTCGAGGAAGATCCGGCCTCGCTGCTGTGCCGGATGTGCGAAAGCGCGGTCGGCCATGAGGAACCCTCGGTCGCGGACCTTGAGTGGTTCGTCCACGAATTTGCGGACCGCCTGAAACTCTGGTGCGCGGTCGGCCTTGCGGATTACCAGCAGATTCTGGCATTGGTCCGCGTGCTGGGCCGGCAGGGCGTTCGGCACGCCTTCATCGACTCGATGATGTGCCTGAACGTGAACAGCAAGGACATCGAGGAGCAGCGGGTTTTCGCCAACGCGGTCACGGCCACGGCGCGGCTGTCCGGGGTGCATATCCACCTGGTCGCACATCCTCGCAAGCTGGTGAGCGCCGAGCAGGAACTGGACATCAACGACGTGGCCGGCTCGGCGGATCTTGGCCGGCTGGCGGATAACGTCGTGTTCGTGCGACGGGCCGCAAATGAAAACAACGTCGCCGGGAATGGCAAGCCGATCAAGGTCTCGATTCGCAAGCAGCGGCACGGGACCGGGGCCACGGGCGATATCGGCGGCTGGTTCCACCGGCATTACCGGCAATTCAGCACGGAACAGTTCATGCAGCGCCCGATTCAGTACCTGCCGGCCCAAGCCTACGGGGTGGACTTCCGATGATCTGTTCCTGTGCCGCACTGATGACCGAAACCCAGTACGCCCGAGTCCCAGACGACGGGCTCCGCGAGGTGCGCGACGCGCAACGCTGCCCGAAATGCGGCCGCGTCGAATGGCGTGGCGAGTGGCGCAAGGAACCGCTGCCGGTCAAGCCCGCATGATTTGGACCCGCGCCAGCAAGTACGCCGAGAAGTCCGAGTGTGGCCGCTACGCAATCTGCGCGATCGGCTTTGAGGGCAACGCTGGCGGCTTTTTCGAGGCGTGGAGAAGCCGCAAGCACGCCGATGGCGTTCACCTCGTGGCAACGAACCTCAAAACCGCCGCGGAGGCCCGCGAGATGTGCGAACAAGACAGCCGGGAGGATCTATGACAAACGAACAGACTGCCCAAATGCTAGAAATCCTTGAGCGGATCGCGGATTCGCTGGAAGCATTGAGCGAACTGGCAATGAGTCGGAATACGTTTCATGGCATGAAGCCGGGGCACGAGCCCCACATAATCGACTGCCTAGCGCTTATCGCGGATTCGCTAGATAAACGCTCATGACCGTCTGGCGCCGAGCCGCCAAGCGGGACACGGCCGAGAAGCCGATTGTGGAGGTGCTAGAGGCCGTCGGGGCGTGGGTGCAGCGGCAGGCCAACCCCGATCTGCTCGTGGTCTACAGCGAGCGCCTGTACGGCCTGGAGGTCAAATCGAACACCCGCAAGCCCGACAAGCGCCAGAAGGCACAGATCGAGTTCCTGGCCGAGATGAGGCGACGCCGTGCGCCCGTCTACGTCGTCAGGACGCCCGAGGAAGCCCTGCAGGCGATCGGGGCCGTGCGATGACCGCCAAGCGCCTCACCCCCGAGCAGGAAGCGATCGTCCTCGAGCGGCGCCTCAGATGGCGTGAGGGACTGCTCAAAGCGCTCGCCGCCGAGTTCGGCTGCTCCCAGAGCACCATCCGTCGCGTCGAGCGCGAGTACCGCAGGCTGGTCAACAAGCGTCCACCCGATTCCCCTGAGACCGAGACTGGGGCATAAGCAAAGCTCGCAATTTTTAAATTGTGGATATGTGATGGAGCGTCAAGGCGCGGGCCGGCCACCCGGAGCGCGCAATAAAGCCACCGCCGAGGCCAAGCGTGCGATCAAGGATCTGCTCGGGCCTCATGCCGAAGCGGCTGCCCGTGAGTTGGCGCGGCTGGCGATTGAAGCCGAAAGCGAGCAGGCACGGGTTGCAGCGATCAAGGAAATCATGGACCGGCTGTACGGGAAGGCGCACCAGACGGTTGATCTCGACGCGGCTGTCACGTTGGGCATCGTGCAAGTTCCGGAGCCGGTCGGGGGAATCAGCGAATGGCTGAACCTCGTCTCGTCTGGTCTCCCCGTTCTCGACCCCAACTCCTCCTCCTGACCTGCCCGGTATTCGAGGTCTTCTACGGTGGCGCACGGGGTGGTGGGAAAACGGATGGCATGCTGGGCGAGTGGCTGGCTCACGCGGGCCAGCATGGCGCTGCTGCGAGCGGCCTCATGGTTCGCCGATCGCGAACCGAACTCTACGACACCATCGAACGCAGCCGAGAGCTTTTCACGCCGCTGGGCGCGAAGTTCAACGAGACCGACAAGCTGTGGCGATTCCCCGGTGGAGCGCGCCTACGGTTCGCCTACCTCGAGAACGACGCCGACGCGGAAGCGTATCAAGGTCACGCGTACACGCGCGTCTACATCGAAGAACTCGGCAACTTCGCGAACCCAGCCCCGATCATGAAGCTCATGGCGACGCTGCGCTCGAGTGCCGGCGTGCCGGTAGGGTTCCGGGCGACGGGCAATCCCGGTGGTCCGGGCCACCAGTGGGTCAAGGCGCGCTACATCGACCCGGCGCCGATGGGCTACAAGGTCATCACCGACGACGAGTCGGGCCTCGAGCGCGTCTACATCCCTGCGCGCGTTTCAGACAACCTGCCGCTCATGGAGAACGATCCGACCTACGTGCAGCGCTTGAGAGCATCAGGCTCGCCCGAGCTGGTGCGCGCCTGGCTCGAGGGCGACTGGTCGGTGGTCACGGGCGCGTTCTTCAGCGAATTCAACATGGCGAAGCACGTCATCGCGCCGCTCGAGTTGCCGAAGCACTGGGTACGCTTTCGCAGCATGGACTGGGGCAGCGCGCGACCTTTCAGCGTGGGCTGGTATGCCGTGAGCGACGGCGAGTTCGCCGAGTATCCGCGCGGTGCGATCATCAAGTACCGCGAGTGGTACGGCATGAAGCCGAACACGCCCAACGTGGGCCTGAAGCTCACCGCGGAGGCGGTCGCGGACGGCATCCTCGAGCGCGAGCCGGGTGACGAGAAGATCGACATGTCGGTACTGGACCCGGCTGCATTCGCGCAGGACGGCGGGCCGTCGATCGCCGAGCGCATGGCCTCACGCAAGGTGTACTTCCAGCGTGCGGACAATTCGCGCGTGGGCGCTCGAGGTGCGATGGGCGGCTGGGATCTGCTGAGGCAGCGCCTCGTGGGTGAAGACGATCGCCCGATGATCTATTTCTTCTCAACCTGCACGCACACGATCCGCACGCTCCCGGCGCTGCAGCACGACGACAAGCGGCCCGAGGACGTGGACACGGACGGCGAGGATCACGCGGGCGATGAGACGCGCTATGCGTGCAGTGCCCGCCCATGGGTGCGCGCCGTGCCGAAGCCGAAGCCGGTGCGCTTCGACAAGTCCACGCAACTGACCATCAACGAGATCATCGCGCAGCGGCGTCGCGCGCGGCTGGGGGCTGAGTAATGGCGACCGACGAGACCGTCAGCATCACGACCCCGGCGGAGATCGAGAAGTCGCCGGGTGGCGTCGTGCGCCGATGGCTCGCGGAACTGGCCGTCGCCGAGCAGGTCGAGCGCGAGTGGCGCAAGGACGCCGACGACCTGTGGAAGCTGTACGAGGGCGGCAAGAAGAAAACGCACGCCTTCAACATCCTCTGGGCCAACACCGACACGCTGGCGCCTGCGTTGTACAACTCCACGCCCGCGCCGGATGTGCGCCGCCGCTTCCGCGATGCCGACCCGCTCGGCAAGGCGGTGAGCCAGGTCATCGAGCGCGCATTGAGCTACGAGGTGGACAGCTACGACCTCGATGCAGCGATGTCGATGGCCGTGCTGGACATGCTCATCACCGGCCGCGGTGTGGCGCGCGTCGTGTACGAGCCGCGCTTCGTCGGTGGCGCGCCCGAGGCGGGTGCAGTTGCTGAAGAGGGCACCGAGCCCGCACCGTCGCCGGAACGTGTCGCAGAACATGCCGTGCGCGTCGAGTGCGTGCAGTGGGATGACTTCCGGCGTGGCCCGGGTAAGCGCTGGGGCGAAGTGCCGTGGATCGCGTTCCGGCACGACTTCACGCAGGACATGGCGGCGGAGAAGTTCGGCGACGAACTCGCTCGAGCGCTCACGTATTCGCAGGGCAAGGACACCGATCGCGTCGAGGACTCGCAGGC